TTAAATTATTAGAAGATCTATTCAATCTTATTGGTTTTCGACCTTTCTTGTAATTTTTGTTTTGCGTTTTTCTCCTTTTTGACCCTCCCTCTCCATCCCAGCAAATAACGATCTTATCTGGATTGGTTTCTCTAGAGACTTTTTGCAAACTCTTGAGAAAGCCCTTTAGTCCTCCAATCGGAGCCCCGTTAAGGGCTAGGCTAGGGTCAACGACCCAATTTCTTACAAGCATGTTTTGTGCGTCTACAATTAAAATTCTACTCATTGCTCCTCCTGGTCTTGCTGCTTCTCAACTGTGGTGCCGATCTCAAGAACGCCATTCTCAAAGGATTCGATTGAAATTTCAACCTCAAATTTATCGCAGAGGTTTACAAGCTCAGAAGTTCTCTCGATGTGCTTGTCCATGATTTTTTTGAAATCTTCTTTGCTTGCGCAAGCTTCTCTTGTAGAAAAGACTCTTTTAGATTTATTTTTCATTGCTTTCCTCGTAAAGATCCAAAGCTTCTTGAAGACTAGAGATCAACTCTTTTAGTGCCGCCTTGTCATGTTTGTCTGTTAGGTTAAAATCTACGGTAAGTTCATTATTAGACGACCTTCCATGAAGAGTAATGTCTAGATGCACAGCAGAATCGAAAGCGTGTCTTCCAGCAGATACACTTAGGTTTACGATCTTGTCATATGTTCTATTATAGTAGCGGATATATTTGATCACGGAAACCTCCTCCTTAGTTGTTTGAGGTAAGGAGGATTATAGACGATTAGGGGTGGGATGTCAAGAGGACTTTTTTAGAGGTTCTTTATCAACTAAAGAAATTAGTTTCTTTTTATATTCAGCATCAGAAAGTTCATCAATGTTTTTTTTTAGCTCGTCACACTCTTTTTTTGTTTTTGATGGCAAAAGCATGCCTAACTGATGGGAGCTAAGTTTCCCGTCGTCGGCTGCTATCTTCAACAAGGAATTGACAGCTTCTTTCTTTTCCGACTTCACCGAATCCTCTTTATCAATCTCTTCTTTAATTATTTGTATTAGTCTCGACTTTGTTATCTTCAACTTGTTATCCTCCTGTGGTGACTATAAATAGTTATTTTTTCTTTGTCCTCACTAACCAATCCTCGATTTCACCTGCAATATCAAAGACTTTTGAAAACTCGTCTGGGTATTCGCCAACTAGGAGGTTGTCTGCTTCTTGCAGTTCATTTACGATTTCCCAGCATAGTCGAGAGATCTGTTGTAGTTGTGATAATTGGTATTCAATTGTTATCCACATAGGAGCAGTTGCCGCCCTTACTATTTTTTCACAATCTTTATCATTCATTTCTTAACACTCCATCAAAGCCACCAATAAGAAAATCTCTTACTTCTTCTTTCTTCCAGAAGATTTTTTTGTAAAGTTGCTCACCTTCTTTATTCTCTATTGTTAGAAGGTAGATAAGGTACGGAGCATCCATAACAAGACCCGATGGTGTGCCATATTTTTGTTTGAATTCTTGCTCCCACAAGAGGGTTTCTCTTACCAGATTGGTATAAGTTGTCGTGGAAGTCAAGACATTATCTCCACCCCAACAGTCTGTCTCAACTATCTTCACAATAACTTTATTGTCTTTGTTTCGCAGAAACTTTTTTATTCTCTTTGCCTCATTCATTCTCAACCTGCCGTAGTCGCTGCTTCGTCCCCGAACTCTTCTAAAGAATCTTCATAATCTTCTATGCCGTCGTTATAACCTTTCTCAAAAGCAACAAGGTCAAAAACAACTGGGACTAAACGAATGTCTGTTTCCTCAACCCATTTCTTGAATAGGACTTCAATAGGAACATCGTGGTATTCTGTGTTTAGTCCCCTATGATAACCGGCATTATAAGAAGAGATTGTATTACGACCTACTTTTATATCATTACAAGGATTTTTCATTCTTCCTCCTCGTGAATCTCCAACTGATGTTGAAGATGAGAAACAAGTTTTTGTATTGCTTCTTTATCTTCCCTGTCTCTTAGATCAAACCACATCGTAATAAGTTCCGCTTCTGCGGCATCTTGATTCCAAGCCTCAAACTCTACACCAGTTGATTTTATGTCGAGATAAAGAGATTTGCAGCCGTCCGTTTTGATTTCGATGCTAGAACTCATTTATTTTCCTCTAGAATCTCTGCGATGCGATGCCTTTCGTTATTAGTGTGGTTTTCGTAAATAAGTTTCGCTCCGTCTGGAAGAGGCTGAACAGGAAATATTTTTCTAGCTAGCTCTTGATAGTTTACGAAATGACTCATTGGGCGAGTAAGAAGATAGAAGCTCCAAACTTCTCGCATTCTTTTCAATGCTTTCTTTTTCCTCAACCTTTTTCTGCCCTTCTCTCGTTTCATGTAGTTCGCCAACTCACGGCGACGAAAATCCTCAAAAGTTTTTGGATAAAGTTCACCCTTCGCAACTTCAGCAAACCTTTTTTGGTTTTCCAAAAGTTGTTGTAGAATTTCTGACTGGGTGTTTGTGTTGAAGAGTGTGAATTTTGTTTTCATTTTATGTCCTCCACCTCAAAGCCAACTTAGAAAAGAAAGGCTCACCTTCAGATGAAAAAAGAGTGTTAAATTCTTCGACCACATCAGGATAACTCAATTTAAGGCTTTGGATGATGAGGTGGATATTCCTCACACTACAAAAAACCTTCACAATCTCATCGGGATCTGGGGCTGGCCCTCTCAAAGTTTTGTCCCCGACATGGGTCACAAAGCGAACTCCGAACAAGGCCCTTCTAGGGTCCAACTCAATGATTCCTGTGAACCCTTCAGATTCAATGTCCTCACAAAGCTTTACCAAATCTTGAAAATTGCAACGAACCTCGATGGGGTCTGGATTTGGCCCAAATTGTTTTCCCAATGTAATATCAAAATCACTGTAAAAATACCGCTCATTAGACGTAATGTCCACAAGCCTTTGGTAAAACCTATTCATCATGTCCATTTTATTCTCCAACCAGTTTTGTAATGTCCTCGCAGAACTCTAAAATCATTAAAGTAGCAGGATCATCATGCAGCACATCTTCATCAAACTCTATTGCTGCTCTTGTGTCGTCTTCCAACTTGTTTATGCGAGAAAGAACACCCTCGTAAAGTGAGCGAAGGTCATAGTAGTCCCGCACTCCAACTTTTATTTCATTACAAGGGTTCTTTATAAAATACTTTTTTGCAGCAACCTCAACTGCTTCGTCAGACATTTCGCCAATCTCTTTGGCGAGTTTCTGCTCAAAGCAAGCATTCTTGTTTCGATAAGGCGGTTCCCAACCTTCATCAACTTCCAAAGGGTCATAAGATAAGCCGGGTTCGCCAATTGGATAGGGGCAACGATTACAACCGATTGCCTCTCCCTTATCAGGAGGCGTGAGAGCAGTTCGTTGAATGGTGCCCTCTTTACATTTTGGACATTTTTCGTCAGTCATTTAGTTTCTCCAAGTATTTAGATAAGTTTGGAAACTCATCGGGTGAGTGGAGGTCAAAACCGGCCAGTGATCCCGCTAATATCATTATGATCGGCTCAACATCCTCTTCAGCACTGCTTTTTAATGCATATTCGGCTAGTAATTCTATAGAGTCCAAGAGGGCGTTCTCAGCTTTGCAGGTTGGGCACTCAATTTTTTTGTCATACACATGTGTAAAGAAGGTTGTCCCGCAGCCACAAAGAACTTGTTTTTGGCCGTTTCCCAAACCCCTTAAGATGACATAATTTTCATTATAAAGTTTGCTTGAATCAAATATAATTTCATGTTTTTTAAAACTCATTTCTTTGTAACCTGTATCGGATTATGAGGAGGAGGGCTTTCTTCTTCCTCAATCTTAATCTCAATCTCGCAACTTTCATAATAGCGAAGCAAAGAACCCTTTCTATATTTAAACTTTCCCGAAATAGGATCGGCACGAAAATATGGCTTATCTGCTGCGGCAAGCGTTGAGTTTTTCACATAGTCTTTTGCATCCTGCACTTCATCGAAGGTAGCAACAAGTTCTCGGATAGTCTCTCGACGCCACCCCCAGTCTTCAAACCAGCAACCATACTCTCTTTCTTCTCTGATTCCGTAAAGATAAATCATTTTATTTTCCAACTAACTGTTCTGGATTCACAATCCAGAACTGGTTATCACAACACTCTACAGTTATCTGGAACTGATCGCCCTCCTTATGGCCCAGGCTATGAAAATACTGATCGAAACCATTATCAGGTGGGCCGACCTGGCGTATGCCCCTATAGTTTCCTCTCCGTCCATCGTCATTGGGGCCGTGTACAAGCATGGATGGTTTATTTACTGTGTCGATATATACCTCTGTATGTTCTTTAAAGAAAGTGTCAGGCTTAGCAATAAATCTTCTACCTAACTCATCCGGCGGTAAGTCGCAATCCCAAATGCCGACCATCAACGTAATCTCCTTTTCACTCATTTCTTTGTCCTTTGTTGTGCAGTTATTGTTTTCACTCATTTCTTTATACCATCTATTTCTATCTTGTCGTCAAGTGTTTTTGCAAGGCTTTCAAATCCGCCATCTATAAGCAGAAGGCGTACTTCTTCTCGGAGACCTCGGTGATCTCCGAGAACTGTTTTTAGCTTTCTAGAGACTTGATACGGACTCAAGTCTCTGCCGTGTCCCCCGACCGCTCTTAATGTCAATATATACCTTCTAGTGCTCATTCTTCTTCCTCTAAGTTCTTCGTTGCTGTGGGGTTGTGAGGGGTGATGCCCTCTGCTTCATTGTCTTGGATCTCACAACTTTCATATTTCGCATATTTTGTAAAACTCCTCCCTTCTCACAATCTTCCTCCAAGGGGAGATTTGGCCCAACAACCAGTCATACCTAGCAGCCTCAAACCAAGAGCCAGTATACTTGGGAGGTGAACACCTCGAAAGAATATAGATTTTATCGTCTTTTTTAGATCTATATATGTTCATGTTTTACAATGCACTTTATCAAACCACACATCACATTTTAGGCAACCTGGCCTAGAATAGAACCCCTCTTTATTATCCCAATAGATTTCGCCAAAGCACTTTGGGCAGTTATTGGGATAAGTGTTAGCGGTGAACAGCCTATCGTCTATAATCACCGCGTCATCCGTAAGAACAACAATTTTTTTCATCTTCTTACTCTCCCTCCTCAGATCTCTCACCTTTCCTAGGTCTTGTGAGGTCTATCTTCCTTTATATCCTCCAAAGACCAAACTTGAGCCGCCGTCAACAGCCGCGCAGACACAGCCAAAACCGTTAACACCCACAAGGGGCGCACCAAAAATCAAATGTTTGCCAGCGTACCTACTATTAAGTTCTTTTCTCACAATTTCAGCAATAGTGGCGTCGTCTTCGCCCGTGGGCTGGGTGTCGAACTCGTGAAGTGTAGTTGTCATGGCCGTTCCCTCTTCATCAGCTTGCCCTTCCTTTGCGTAAATAAAGGCAGGGAGGTTGGTTGCTTCAAATGTAAAGGACAGGTCATCGCGGCTAAAGACATCCCGAATTATCGCAAAGGATCTATTTAAAAATCCAAACTCGCTAGGAATGTCTCGATCACTAAAAGTACTCATTAGGTATCGGGCTTGGTTCTCGAATAGATGGGCAATTTTGTTTGCTTTCTCTTCAGAAAGAGAATCAAGTAGGCCGGTCTTTTCCCATTTTTCTTTTGTTGTGTAGTTGTTGTTTTGACTCATTTCTTTGTCCTCCTTAGATAATCAAAAAAGCTTTTGTTCTCAACGATAAACTCTTCCCAGGTCTTATCCTCGCTAGTGTTCATGTCCACGCTAACAAAGGATTCATTGTTCTTGCTGAAGAGAAAGCGAATTGTTTTTTCTTTGTCCTCCTCCATAAGAATAACGTCAATGTTGGTTCCTCGCTTGGGAATCTTTGGCACCAGCTCAAATGCCCTAAACTCAGGGTGTTTTTTGATTTGATGCTTTGGTAACTTGTAAAGAGACTTTAGATGTTTTACGTCTTTTTGTGTTACCATTTTCACTCCTCAAATATCTCGTCATAGTGTTCGATTAAAAAGTCCAAGCATGCTCTCGCTTTCTTTAAGTCTTGGACTCCGTTCTTTTCTTTATGCCTATAGACATACTTGTAGATACTTGAAACACAATACCCTTCTGCGCAGCCCAAGTCAAGGAAAATATCCCATAACTCTTTTTTAGATTGATTGTAATGGTCTGGACTGTTGACCCATTCTTTATTCTTCATTCTGCTTCTCTGCATACCTCCCTGAAAATTAGTTCTAAATCTGCCTCAAGCATGTCGTCAAAGAGCAATCTCTGAATGTTGAATACTCTGTTGCCTTCTGCGAATATTGCACCTTCCCAAAAGATAATCGATGATGACCCAACAAAAGCAAAAAGTTCAAGTGGGTCTCCGTCTGTCCAATTGTCGTTTGTTTGCGAATTGCAGCCAGGTAGCAAACAAGTTCTTGTTAAGCCCTGTAAGTCTTGTTGAGTTAAGAACAGCCTAGTTTGTGGTTCCTCATCGCTAAGCAAAATAATAATTGGAGTTGCGTCCGACCTCCAGTCCAATTGTAGCTCATTCGATGGGTTGGATGCAAAGAAAATCGCATCAATCGAAGGCTCATCTTGTCCACTAAGAATTATATTAGCCAAAGCAAGCAGGAGATCGCTTATTTCAGAGAGTTGTAAAAATAAAATAGATTCTCCATAATCAGTATAGAAGTTTGATCCATACAAAATCAAACCAAATTTATGATTTTGCCCTCGAATACTGCTCACATATCTTGTGATACCAGTCGCTATAGATTCAATAAAACTATTCATCGAACCGGATACATCAACAACGAAGACCATATCGACCTTTTCAAAAAATCTTTCAAGGTTATCAATGTTTCCATCACAGTCGTTATCGATGCCGTCGCATAATTCTTGATTGGGAACAACTTGGCCGACACAATCTTGCCACTCCCCCTCTCTGCACTCTGCTATGCCTCCAACGCATACTCCAACACCCTGAGTGTTCTCAGGCCCTTCATAACACGGTCTTGAAAGGTTCTCATCAACCTGTTGGTTGCAATTGTCATCGTGATTATTGCAAAGCTCAGCTTGAACAACTCCGCCAACACAAACATCCCAAACTCCCTCCTCTAAACAAACTTGAGTGCCCCAGCCGCAAGGCTCTGCAATACAAGGCTGCATTGCACCTGCTTGACACTCACAAAAAATATCTTCATCCACTAGGCCATCGCAGTCATCATCAACACCATTACAAACTTCAGCAACTGGCTGTGGGGCAGTGCAGTCAATCCAAGTGCCTTCTTGGCACCTCTCCACTCCTTCGCCGCAAATGGTTGAACACTCACGAGCTAATTCTTCATCAATATACCAGTCGCAGTCATTGTCGATTCCATCGCAAATTTCATTTTGCGGTCCAACACTATCAACACAGATAATATCGTTGTCAAAGCAGATCTCAATACCAAATTCGCACTGCCCTATATTAGAAAATCCACATGGCCTTCTAAGTGCGTCAATTTCATCTGTGTCGCCATTACAATTGTTGTCGATGCCATCACAAATTTCAGGCGTTGGTCCTTGCCACTCTGCACAAGGTGTCCAACTGCCTTCTCTACACTCTGTCCAACCCCTTAAACAAGAAGACCTTGAGCCGGGGTCATCATTATAAATTATTCCTGCTTGAACATTTGGTGGCTCGCAAGCTTGACGCTTGCTTAGACCCTCATCAATTACCCCGTCACAGTCTTCATCAATACCATTGCAAAGCTCTCTTTGCCCAGCGAAACCTTCATCTATCTCACCATCGCAATCGTCATCATTTTTATTGCAAAGTTCTTGTGGCTCAAGACCACACTTGCCACAAAGGTTTGCAACACCCTCATCTATCTCACCATCACAATCGTCATCACTATAGTTGCAGCGTTCTTCTTCGGGGTCTTTGCGGTCTATACATTCGCTCCAATAGGTTGTTACTGGATTGTCCAAAACATTCTCAAAACACACACGATATCCAGGCTCGCAGTTGCCAACTGTCTCACCATCACACAACATAATATCCCCCTTCTCACAGGGGGTTTCAACGGACCTGCCACCCTCTTGACAAGACAAGAAGGCGACTGCGAACAATATGAAGATAAAGTTTTTATTCATCTTCATCACCGTCAATATCATAAAAGCCTTGAGAATCTCCTTCGCGGTTCTTGAAGTTGAGGATAACCTCTTCTTCCATGATCTCTAGTACGCGAGCTTTGAACTCTGGATTCTCCATCATATCCATCCAACGTCCGGGCTGGAACTTCATTTCCTCTCCGTTGCCCATATTCATGTAATACCACGAGCCCTTGATCGTGATGTTCTTGCTTTTTTTAATAGCCTCCAGCCAACTTTCTTCGTCTAAGATCCTCACCTCATCGCCCCATAGGATCTTAAACGTTGCTTGCCTTCCTGCCGTTCCAAAGCGAGATTTCTTCAACGTAGCCTTTACTTCTGAGCCGATTCTGAATCCGTTGTCGTCGTTGATATAGGACGCCTTTGATTTACGACCAGTTAGCCAGATGCGAAGGCTGTAAGTATAAGCCATCGCCTTGCCACCAGGAGTAACGTAGGGCTCAACGAGGGCCATGTTGGGGTTCCTAGTGATGTTCGTCTTTAACTGGTTGAGGACCAATAAGGTTGATTGAGAATTGGCAATTGGGATCGTAATCTTTGACATTGCCTTTGCCAAGATTCTTGCTTTGACAGCCATAGATGATAGGGGATTAAAGTCGCCCTCAACATCGGAAATAGCAGGCGTCAGAGCAAGAGAATCCCAAATAAATAAAAACTGTTCTCCGGTCTTCAAGAACTCCTCAATTGACTCTAGCACAAACTCAACAGTCTGGGCTTGAACGTAAATAAGAGTCTCGACATCACACCCAGCGTTTGCAAGAAAGCTTGGGTCAATCGCAGACTCAGAATCAAAATAAACTACAGTATGACCTAGACGCTGGGCGTTACTTGCGATCTTGGCGGCCATATAGCTTTTGCCGGTTGCTTCCAGCCCAGCGATCTCTACCACCTTGCCAACCGGAATACCAGCCAACTTGCCACGACAAATAATTGAGTCCAACCAACGAGACCCAGTTGGAATCCAATCTTTTACCTCTGTTGGGTTGTCGTTGGAAAGGTTGTGCGCAACAGGCATGCCTGCCTTTTTGTTAAGCAATTTGCGCATTGCTTCAATGTCAACCATTTTGTCTCCTTGAAAAGCGGGGGCACGATGACCCCCTTGGGTTAGATTAAAAAAGGATTAGAGAAGGTCGTTGAAAGCCTTGTCAACGTCGGTTGCACCGTTTGAGTAGCGGGTGGTCTCGGAGGAGACTTCTTCAGGGTTGGAGCCCGCCATCAGGAACTCGTCCAAAATAACTTGGACTTCTTGAGGGGTCTTGCGAGGGAACAGGGTGTTGTAGTCTGGAATGTTGTCCAGCCAAGCAGACACCTGGTTTCTATCCTCGCTCAGGGGCGTAGGGTTACGACGAGCCTTGATCGTGGTCTTTGGGTACTGTGCTCCAGCAGGCTTACCGTATGTGACCTTCAAGTCAAACCCTCGATCAATGTCGGTGATATCACCATAGTCAGGGTCCAAGATCATGCCCAGAATATCCTCGTAGACAGTCTTAGAGAAACCCCAGATACGAACACCCTGATCTTCCTCGCCTCGCACGAGCACAGGAGCAAAGAAACGTTGCTTGGCGCTCAGGTCTTTTGCCAACTTCTTGGTTTCCTCGTCTTGAGTTTGGTTGTAGTCGGACCAGAGAGAACGAACAAAGTCGTTCAAGGGATCTTCCTCACCAAAGTTTTTCTTTGGGCTCAAGAAGCCCATTGCCTTGCCCACGTTGTAGTGGAACCAATAGTCTCGGAACGGATCACCATCGGGCGTAGGCACAATACGAATTGTCTGCTCACCTTCTTGAGGCTTCCAGAAGTTGTTCTTGGTCTCACCCTTGGCACCACCGTTCTTGAGAGCATTGTACTTAGCGCGAATCTTATCCATGTTAAGTCCCATTTTTTCCTCCTATGTGTTAATGGGTCTATAGTTGATGGCGTTCAACCATCTGCGAACAGTATGACAGAACAAAAACCGCCTGTCAAGCAAAAAATCAAAAAGTTGCGATCTCTCGGCTACAAAGAACACCATAACAAAAGTTATAGTTGTAGCTTGTTTCATAAATACCAAAACCAGTTTTAACCTTACTAATCTTCATTTGATTCCTGATTTTGTTGTTTAGGGTCGAGTCGTTTTTAAGCGACTCAGAACCAATGCCGTAATAGTACCTTGATTCGACTGGGCTGTCAAGAGA